AAAGCTTTTCTTAAAGAACCTGGTTTCTTAATTGCTTTTTTAATGTTTAGTCTTTTTGTCATTATCTTCTCCCGTCTGGCTGAGCATCCATTCTAAAACTACCATAACGCCATGTTTGTCCTGCAGCATCATTTTCTACTTTTAATGATAATAATCTTCCTCGTGCTCTAGTATCTACTTTTTCTGTAGTGCTGGTTATTGTAAAAGGTCCGAGTGGAGACCCTGTTTGAATATCAGAAGGAAAGTCAGAAATAAACAAAGTTACTTTTGAATTACCAACTAAAAATTTATAGTCAGGCATAAATCTTCTCATTGACATAAATAATTCTCCATCGTCAATATCAAAATCTCCTGATCTAATAAATGCTGCAATTGCTGTAGTCCCTGAACTATTAACTTGATCAGTTCCTATTTCATGAGCGTAATATATTGATGCTCCGTATTTATTTGTAATGCCGGATATTTCAGAAAAAACTGGAGTGCTTGTTGTTTCATAATCTGTTGCATAAGGTAAATTAAAAACACCTTGATCTTGATAAGTAGTTCTGTCTAAAGAACTAGTGGTCCAACAATTTTCTTGATAATTATAAGTTACACATCGATCTATTTGTAAAGATCCTGCTTTAGGATAAAACCAATTTACCTCTGTGTATAAAGTGTTGGGTGCTGAAAAAACTGTAGCAGCTGCATCGTAGTTAATTCCTAAATCTCCATTACGTGTAGTAAATACAAAATCTTCTACAAGACATGGTAAAGCTTTAACTGTACCATCGTACATAAAAAATCCACCTTCACCCGACATCCAATATACCGCGCCATTAACATAACTAGCTGCGTGTTGAGCAATGCATCCACAATTAGTTCCAACTTGTCTAACACTAAATGTAAATGGTGGACCAACAAATTGAATAACATAAGCGGCTAAATCAGTTAATACAAATACATAATCTTTACCTTGTAAAGCTGCAGTAATTTTATTTCCTGTATCTAATCTAAATGTTCCAGCAGTATTAGTAGCTTTAGGTAAATAAGTATTAAGGTCTTCCTGATTAGAAAATCTTACAAACATAGGATCCTGAGTAAGCGTGTTGCCAATAGTTGTTTCTGTTCCAAAATGAAATAAATGCCGATCTCTATCTGAAACTAATGTAAATCTAGTTGCAGTTGGATTTGCAGAAGTAGAAAAACCAGATGTTGACTGTGAAGCTCTTATTGTTCGTGGATTAGTTGCTCCTGCATCCCACGTAAAAGTTTTGCCATTAAATACTGTTGCAACTAATACTTCTCCAAAATTATCTAAACTCCAATTACCTGGATCTAAAATTACATTACTTGTTCCTCGTTCCGTTCCCCATGTAGAATCGCCCCATAAATATGTGCTCCAACCGTAGCCTTTTGTTTGAAATGTTGGTCCTACTTCAACGTATGGATTAATACTAGCTGATCCTGAAGCAGAGGCAGCACCAGAAGCATTGACTCTCATTTGAATTGTAAAACTGTTTGCATTAGGAACAGTTAATATTTCAAAAGCTCCTGTAGTAAAATCTGTTGCTACATATCCTGTAGGAGGAGTAACTGATGTAAAAGTTACGTATCTTCCAACCTCTAATCCATGACCTGTTTTATTAACTGTTACATTATTTTGGCTAGAAAAAGTATCAAATGTAGCTCCAGTGATTGCTGTATCTAAAGGAGTGATGTCGTAAAATGCTTCACCATAATATAAGAATAAACCTTGGGATGTTCCAATAGCAGTATATCGTTCACCTTTTAAACTAGTAAACGCTAACTGAGCTCTAGCTGCACCAGGCAAAGTTTCATTAGCTTGCGTAAGTTGTGTCCAACCGCCTATTTTTTCTGGTGCGGTATATCTAAAACGTACAAAGTCGCCATCTACCCACTGTCCTGGAAGAGCTGAGGGTACACTTTGTTTGTTAAAACCTGCTGCAAATTTGACTTTTTTAAGTGCCATAGTCTTAAATATATATGCTTTTTATTATTTTGATAGTATTATATTTCAATACTGTAGGCCTGTAAAGATAGGTATTTATTTCCACCAAGGGCCAGTTATGAAAAAAGTACCTGAAATTCTTTGACCTTTTGTTACCGGAGAAACTGTGTGTGGAACATAGGAAGGAAACATTAACAATGTTCCTGGCTCATTAAATTCTTTTACCTCATGTAAATTAGCATGTGCGAATATAGAAAACTTTCCGCCCTCGTATTTTTGTTCAGATAAGTTTAATAATAAAGTAAGTTTAACAGTATAATTTTTATCAAAATCTTCTCCATCAGTATGCATCTGATATTCACCTTTATTTTTTTCATCATAAATATTAATGATAAAATTATTATCATTTAAAAAAGGATTTATATTAAATCCAAAAGCTTCTCTATTTATATAAAATGCCGTATCTTCTAAATCAGGTGTTACATGTCTAACATCTTTATAAGGATTACTAAAAGCAGTAGATGTTTTTACTGTTGTAGCTTTTTCGTTAAAAGGTTTCCCTTTCATAAGAACCTTATTTAATTTTTTTATTTGTTTTGAAGACAAATAATTAGGAACATAATAGTATAAGTATTTCATTCTTTTTTAGGTAGTATTATATTCCAGTCTAACTTAAATATTAAATCTTGCAAGTAAACTTTTTTAAGTTTTTTTTCTTTTAAATATTGATGTAGTTCTTCTACATCAACTATAATCCATTGATTTTTTTCTTCAAATACTATTTTATCTGCTTGAGTTTTAAACGAACTATATTTTCCTCTTTCACCTTGTTTAGTTTTTTGAATAGGTCTAGTATCAAATCTATAAAAACCATTCTGTCCTTTTATAATTCCTGCTATATTCCAAGACTGTTTATTTTTAGGATATTCGATGCTTTCTAGTTTTTCTTCAAATTTAATAGACATTTATAACCTATTGCTTTTTATCAATAATATTGTATAACATACGGATAAAGAAATACCATGATATTAAAAAATTGTTATTACTATTTTAAAAATGCTTTAAGCCCAAGAATTTGTAATAATATTATAAAACATGCAGAGTCCAAAGAAAAACAAATAGCAGTAACTGGCAGCACAGTTAAAAAAGGAAGAAATTTACAATTAGATCCCTTAACTAAAAAAGAAATTAAAAATATACAAAAAGTTAGAAAATCAAATATAACTTGGTTAGATGATTATTGGATTTGGAAAGAAATAAAACCTTACATACATGAAGCAAACAAAGCTGCTGGTTGGAATTTTGAATGGGATTATTCTGAAAGCTTTCAGTTTACAAGATATAAACCCGGACAATTTTATGGTTGGCATGAAGATTCATTTACTGAACCCTACGATAGACCTAATACTCCCGAGATACATGGTAGAATAAGAAAATTATCTGTAAGTTGTGTTTTATCTGATCCTCAAAAAGATTTTACAGGAGGGGATTTAGAATTTAATGCTAATCATCCTGATCAAAATGAAAAACAAAATATAATTGTTTGTAAAGAAGCTAGAGAATTAGGTTCTATAATTGTGTTTCCAAGTTTTGTTAGACACAGAGTAAAAAGAGTAAAACAAGGTACAAGATATTCTCTTGTAATATGGAATGTAGGAAGGCCTTTTAGATGAGTTTTAAAACTAAAAAATATAAAATAATTAAATCAGCAATTTCAGAAGATTTTGCAGACTACTTATACAAATATCTTTTATTAAAAAGACAAATAGCAAGAACATTATTTGAAAAAAAATTTATTCCCCCGTTTGCAGAAGAGTATGGACATTGGAATGATGCACAGGTTCCAGACACATACTCTCATTATGCAGATGTTTGCATGGAAACACTATTAGTAAAAATGTTACCAGTTGTAAGAAAATATTCTAAATTAGAATTAATACCTAATTATTCATACACAAGAATATATAAAAACGGAGATATATTAAAAAGACATACAGATAGATTCAGTTGTGAAATATCAGTCACGATGTTTTTAGGAGGCCAACAATGGCCTATATTTATTAATGCAGCAAAAGAAGTAAAAGTTAATTTAAAAGCTGGCGACATGTTATTATATAGAGGTAATGAACTAGATCATTGGAGAGAACCTTTTGAAGGAAAAGATTGTGCGCAAGTATTTTTGCATTACAGTAATGCACAAACTTCTGGAGCAAAAGAAAACATATTTGATACCCGTCCTCATTTAGGTTTACCTAGTGATTTTAAAAATGGTCTTTTAAAATAAAATATTATGGAAAATAAATACTTACTAGAACATAAAGACAAACTAATTAAAAACTTAGAATTACAACTTGAAGAAACTAAAATGGTATTAAAAGGTGAAAAAGATTATAATAAAAATTTAAAAGAACAAACTAAAAAATATGAATTAACAATAGAAACATTGCAAAGAATTAATGAAAATTTTTTAACAAGAATTTTAAAATTAAGAGATACCATAAAAATACTTTCAGAAAAATGAAAGATGCAAAAGTATACCCAATTTTTTCTAAACCTTTATATGTAAATAATATAGATTACGACGTTAAAAAAATTTATTCTCAATTAAAAAAAGTCAAATGGGTAAGTGTAGCTGATGTTGATTCTAATAAAGAATTTTCATCTTCATCGTCGGTTGATAGAAATATTTTAAATAAAAAACCTTATAAAGAAATAAAAAAACACATTGAAGAACATTTTTATAATTACGTCTATAATGCTTTAGAATTAAAACAAGAATTTAAAATAACAACATCTTGGTTAACTAAAACACTTTGTAATCAAAAAGCCCCATATCATAATCATAATAACTGTATGTATAGCGGAGTTTTATATTTAAAAACACCTAAAGAAAAAGCTGCCATTACTTTTGAAAATTATGAAAATAAAAGATTTCATTTAATCCCTAGAAATTATAATTTACTTAATACCAGAGAGTTTGTTGTAGATACTTCACCTGGAGATATAGTAATATTTCCTTCAGAACTTTTTCATAAAATAAATATTAATAGCTTTAATGAAGAAAGAATATCTTTAGCATTTAATTTTTTTCCTATTGGAAAATTAGGAGATCCAACATTAGATAGTTACTGTGAGATACAATGATAGAATATAAACAAATAGATAAAGAAATAATTTATACTAAACTTCCAAAAGAAATAATTAAAGAACTTTCTTCTTGGAAAAAAGAATGTGATAAAATTAAAAAACACCCTCTCTTTAAATTAAAACTTCATGAAAACATTGGTTCTAAAACCAACAGTTATCAAGTATCGGTTCCAAATATATTAATAGAAAATTCTTATTGGTTAGCTTTTGTTCTTAGATTGTGTGGCGTTATAACAAACCAAGATCATAGAAAATTTTTTATAAGAAAATGGCACGGACATTTTGATGGTTATGATGTGTGGATAAATTATGCATATAAAGGTAACAGTAATCCTGAGCACGATCATGGTGGATTTTTATCAGGAGTAATTTATTTAAATAATAAAGATGATGTGACTCATTTTGTAAAAAATAATATAAATTTTAAAGGTAAAAAAGGTGATATGATTATTTTTCCATCTAATTTAAAACATAAAGTTGAAACACAAAAAAAGGAGTATGAAAGAGTAACTTTTGCTTTTAATATTAATAAACATGTTTAAAGAATTAAAAGAAATACAAGGAGTTGATTTAAGTGCTACACCTATAAGAATTTATAAAACAAATGTAAAACTTAATAAAACTCAATTAAAAAAATTAAAAAATTTAGAATATATAAAAAAACCAGCGGGACATCATATTTCAAAACAAAAATATATTTTAGATGACTGTTCTTTTTTAGCTGATTTAAAAAACAAATTTAATCAAATAGCTGATCACTACACACATGAAGTTCTTGGTTTAAAAGATCAAATACAATTATTACATAGTTGGTCAACTATAAATAATATGAATGATAGGCATCATATTCATACTCACCCTAATTCTTTTTTTACAATCGTATATTATACGCAAGTTGAAAGTGGAACTCTTAATATTTATCTTCATAAATCAAGCATAGAAAAAATATATAATTTTGATTATGGTATAAAAGAATATAATCCATATAACTCTAAAAATTGGAAGATACTGCCAGAACCTGGAGATTTTGTAGTTTTACTTGGAGATGTAACACACGGTACTTTTCCTAATAAATCAAACGTTGCAAAAATATTAATAGCAACTAATTATTTTATAAAAGGAGTGCAAGGAGCTGTAGATAATGTTTCTGATTTAAAGTTTGATGGTGTTAAAAATAAAATATAAAAATTTTATTCTTCTTCAACAACCCATTGTTGGTTATCTTCGTCCCAAACATATATTACAGGATTATTTATGTCTTCTTCTGGTTTTGGAACGGGAGGTTCCCATTTAAAATTGTTTAAAGTCCAAGAAGGATAGGGCTGTAGTGGTATAAAAACATCGTTAGCTTCATCATAGGTAAAACCTATGGAAGCAAAGGTATTTCTAAAATTAGAATTATAAGAAGTTTGAACCCATTTAACACCAAGTATAGATAAAGGTGCTACAGTTTTAAAATGTTCCGCTGCAGATTCTGATTGATCTCCACCGTTAGCATTAACGTCTTCATTACACGCAACTAAAACTCTCAATACTTTATTATCTGAATCTATTTCTGCAAAATGTGCCATAGTATTATTGGTATTTTAAAGTTCCTGTTGTTGTAAAAGTTAAAATAGTTTCTCCTCCTGGCGCAGTTCCTTTTGTATTTGACCCGGGACTTACTGTTATAGCTGGTCCTGCAGCTGAAGGAGCTCTAATAATTACTACTCCTGATCCTCCGCTAGTAGTTGGTGCTGTGCTTATATCTGAACCTCCGCCACCACCGGTATTAGCTTGTCCAGATTGAGAAAATGTTCCAGGTTGTCCTCTTTTACCGCCAGATCCGCCGCCACCTGGTCCCGCTGCTCCTGCAGATGCTCCAAAATTAGCTGATCCGCCTCCGCCACCAGCTCTTGTTACTGATGCACCGGTTATTGAATTTGCTGATCCATTTCCACCAGCGCCTGATGTGGTAGGTGCTCCGGTTCCGCCTGTACCACTAGCGCCGCCGCCTCCGCCGCCGCTACTTTGACCTGATCCACTAGGTGGAGATCCTGGTCCTCCTGGATTTCCTTCTGGTGGTGAAAAACCTCCGGCATTACCTGATCCTCCAGCTGAAGGTCCCGTTTGACCTCCTCCACCTGATCCTCCTGGAGATCCTGTAGGAGAAACTCCAGCGGCACCGCCGCCACCTCCACTTGAGGTAATGGTTTCAAATACTGAGTTATTTCCTTGGCCACCTTGTTCTGGTGCTCCGCCTGCTCCAGTAGGTGCTCCGCCTGCTCCAACAGTAATTGGTATATTTCCTGATGCTATTGTTATTTTCGTTCCACCTGGAAAAGAAGTTCTATGTCCACCGGCACCGCCTCCGCCGCCGTTAACACCTACATTACCACCACCGGCTCCACCGGCAACAACTAAATAATCTACGTCAACGGGATCAGATTTTGGTAAAGATGATCCTAAACCTAATCCTCTTGCAGCTCCTGCTCCGAATGTTCCTAATAGTGGCATAATCTTTCTCCTCCTAATTTATTACGCAAACTGTGTTTGAGACGCTAAAACTGTGAACGTCGCTGAACCTGTTTTAATAATAGTATACGAATAAACATCTAATGAATTTGTATTACCTGCAGAAGGTGCAGCTCCACCTTGATACTCAGGTGTTACAGAGGAACCATCTATTTGAACAGCGCTATTGTAATAAGCCGATCCACCTTGTTTAACAATGTGTGCGATAGTTATTGATTCTCCTGTATCCATAATTGAATCTAAAGATGTTGAACCATCTCCTCTAATATTTAGAGTCCAGTTAGCTCCTGCGTCAGTTGTAAAATTCCAAACTGCTTGTGTAAGAACATCGTAATTAATTGTTCCTGTAGCAGCTGTTGCTTCTGTTGTAACTTTTTCAGCAACACTTTGAATCTTACCTTGACCATTGAAAGTTGCTCTACCTGTTCCTTTTGGTGTAATATTTAAATCAATATTAGCATCACCACCAGTTACAGATATTGCTGGAGCGTTACCAGTTGCTGCGTTTCCAATTGTAAATTCATTAACAGCAGATCCTGTTGTTGAAAATTTAATTTGTTCATTAGAGTTTTCATCTAAAATAGCTTTAGTATTATCAATAATAATGTTTTGTGCGTTTGTATCTAAGTCAGCTGAAAGTTGTGGTGAAAAATCAGATGATAATTCTGTAAATGCTGTGTCAACAACATTTGTTCCGTCAGAGTAAACCATTTTAGTGCCTTTATCAGCAGCCGCCCAAGTTACTCCAGTTCCTGAAGTAGTCTTAAATGTAACTGTGTGAGCACCAGTAGTTGCATTATCTACTACAAAAGTTTTTTCAATTGAATCAGGAATAGTTACATTAACTGCTCCTCCAATTGTTCCGGTTAATTTTAAGACGGCGTTTTTACCGTTTGATAAAGCACCGTTTGAAAAAGTTAAAGTTGCACCTGATGTGATACCTACTGCATCGTAACCACCAATTGCTTGTTCTAAAATTAATAGGTTTGTATTTGTAATTTGTCCCCAAGTTCCTGAATTTTCTCCAGTAGCTTGAACTGTAAGTTTTAAACTTGCTGATGTCGAGTTCGCCATATTTATATTCTCCGAATTACTTAATTTATTAAAATTTTGTTATAGTGTCAAACTATAATTATGCAGCGTTTGTATCGACTTCCTGCCATCCTGGAGGATCAACTGGTGCTGTGCCAGTGTTGACTTCGTTCCAAATCAATACATTTGTAGCTGTACCTAAGCTGAAAGTCAAGGCATTTCCTGAAGGAAATACTCTAGTTTCAGTAATAACATCTGCTAATGAATTTAACGTGGCTGTTAAAGCAAATCCTGTAACATCTACAGGAGTGTTTAAATCCGCTGTAGCTGATGCTAATGTCATAGTCATTGTCTGACCATAATTAGGGTCTGCTATAAACGTTCCGGTATTCCATTTTGAATTACCCCATGTTGCATCGCCCCAAGACATTGTTGTGTCACCGGCTCCAGTATTAGCGTCTCCTGTAATATCAAAATTATTTTGTCCTGGTATAGCTAAGAACATAGCCATTGCTTGACCCGTAGCTTCTGCATCAGGTTCTGGATCAGCGCCAGAAAAGTTTTCTGTCATAGACATTGTGAGAGTATTTACAGGTTGATTACCGTAAACTCCAAAGCCCCAATTAGAATTACCCCACGTAACTGGTGATTTTGCAGAAACTTCTGCAATTGTATTAGCGTCTCCAATTGTTGTTCCTAAAGTAATTGTTGCAGCTAAACCAGTAGGTTCACCAAACGCTGGACTAAAATTTTGATTTGCAAATAGTGGTAAGCCTGTTGGTTCTGCAACAAATGCAGAAAATGCTTCTACAGTTGCTGGAGCAGAAACAGTTAATGCATTACCTGTAGCTATTAAACTTGAATCTCCGTTTATAGAAATACCACTAGAGCCCTCTGCCATTGTCATGGCAAGACCAGTAACTTGATGTAAGTTTCCAGATTCACCCCAGGTTTCAGTTCCCCAAGTATCGGAACCCCATCCTACGTTTACTTCATTTGTGATTGTAATGCCGCTATTATTAAGCGACATAGACATGGCTTCGCCATTATTCCATTCACCAAAGCCCCATTTGTCTTCACCCCAAGGAACATTATTTGGATTTGTAACATCGACAAACGCATTGCCGAGTTCTCCCCATTTAAGAAAGCCCCAGGTTTGATTTCCCCATGCCATAGGAGTCTACCTCCTATTAGCCCGATATTCTTAGTATCGCTGCTGTTGATGTTGGCGCTGGAAACTGAATTGTAAAAGTTCCTGATGTAGCTGTTTTGTCTGCTCCAAAATTTAAAACACAAACTGCATCAGTAGTTCCTGACCCTGCTCCAGCTGTTGTATTGTAAATTAATGCACCTCTTGCAGTCAGTGA